ATCACCCTCTTTAGTCAAGAGGACGCCCTATTATTGGAAGAAGTCGAAGTCGTATTGGACAAGCGTTTACCACAACAATGGTTACTAGGCTTCGAACCCGACTTTAATAAGATGGATACCGAACCTAGACGTAACGGCAAAGCGGCTCAGAAGCAAAGAGCGAAGAAACGGGCTTTGGGTGGAAAGTGGAAAAGGTAGGTTTTTAGGTGCGGCGTCTGAATGGCTGAATCTAATAGAGATTAGATCAAGTGGTGACATAATTCATTTATCGACGCCAGTTCAGTTCCCGCCGCCGCATTTGAATCGTTAGCAATCATTTGAACACCCAAACAAAAAGGGCTTAACCTTGCGGTTAAGCCCTTCTGGTAAAATTGGTGGAGGCGGCGGGACTTGAACCCGCGTCCAGAACACCTACATTTTACTCATACTATTATAAAAACAATGATTTATATTAAAAACAGTAAGTTAAATGATTGCTGGTGTTAAATAGCGTTAGCCGATGTAAATCAATGCCGCCACTTTGTCGCCATTGTGGCTAAGTAATTCGTAATTGAGCCAGCGGGTTTTTGGTGATCGCATCTTCAAGATGCGTTGGCGCAAAGTGGGCATAGCGCATCGTGTCTTTAATATCAGAATGCCCCAATATTTCCTTAAGCACTAAAATGTTTCCGCCGTTCATCATAAAGTGGCTGGCGAAAGTATGGCGTAACACATGGGTCATCTGGCCTTCGGGTAACTCAATCTTTGCCCGTTTGATGGCTTGGTCAAACGAACGGCGGCAAGGTCTAAACAACGGGCCTCGCATGCGCGGGATAAGTTCAATCAGTGCATCAGAAATCGGCACAGTGCGATTTTTCTTACCCTTAGTTTTTACAAAGGTAATGCGATTATTAGCAATCTGACTACCGCGCAATCCTTCAGCCTCAGACCAGCGGCAACCAGTAGACAAACAAATCATCACAATCGTGACTAAATGTTCATACTTGGCATTGCGACATTCATCTAATAAGCGCGGGATTTCATCGGGGTACAAGTAAGACAGTTCCGTTTCATCAATCTTAAAAGCCGAAAGCCCTTCCATCGGGTTGGGGTGCCGCCACTCGCCTAACTTTTTAAGTTCAGAAAACACCGCATGCAAATAGGCTTGCTCATGGTTTACCGTCACCGGCTTAACCACTGTCTTATTGCCTTGCATATCGACAATTTCACCGCTTAAGCGCTGTTGGCGATAATGTGCAAAATCATTCACGGTTAACTTACTGGCTATAGGATCATCTAAGCCAATGCAAATCAGCTGCAACTTACGCAAACGGTTTTCAGGCTCGGCCAGTTGTCGCCCATGCAAATCATGCCAAAGCTGGATTAATTCAGATAAGCGTCTGTTATCGACCTTTTCACCAAGCCATGGTTTTTCGTCGATGGTTTTCATGGTGTGCAACTCGAACGCCGTCGCCTCGCCCTTTGTCGCAAATTTCTTGCGCACCCGCCGACCTTCTCGGCCGTTCGGATAGCACTCACATAGCCAAGGAAAATTACTGCCGTCTTTTAGATTGCGAACTGACATAGGGTTACTCTAAAGAAACGGCAATATCACTGCCTGAAACAAATAACGAATCACCATCGGGCGTGGTTAGCTTTGCGTCGATATTGGCGTAAATAGTCTTTGGGGTTTCGCTACGGCCATAAAATTTAACTTTGGCATAGGTATCATGATCACTAGAGATAACGTAATAGTTACCGCCAGTATTGCAGCTCATATCAAACTGGGATTCATTGCGTCTTACGTTAGAAAATGCACCATTCTGCGACTTGAAAAAGTCATCATTTATAGAGACAGAGCAGAAATTCTCATTGTCACCGCCAAAGGTAAAAACGGTAGCAGGCTTGCTATTGAGCTGTGTATCTAACTTACTGATAAAATTATTTAACTTAAGTTTATCTTCACTTAAATACATTGCAGTTGCGAAAATAACAGCAAAAACAATAATGCCTAAACAGCCTTTACCTCCTTTTACTGGCGGTTGAGCGGAATTTTTAGCGATAGTATTTAATTTAGCTGTGCTTTCAGGTTTTTGGAAAAAACTTTGAGTAGCGGATAAGTTTTGTTGCTCGATACAATCGTGAGGATCATCAATACCTAAATCAGATAACCACTCTTCAACATACATACGTTTAGAGCCAAGCAATAACATAGTCTCAATTTTATCAACTCTAAAATGACGTTCGGCATTTTTTAAGTGGCAATACCCCTGCAAATACAGGTAATTATTATCGGCATCAAAAAGTACATGACTAACATCAACTTTACGTCTTGTTTTATTAACTTGAAAATCAACATAAGAAAACTCAACAGTCTTAGTTTGTCCTTGCCAAATCACCTTAGTATTTTTTAGGTGCTCACTCATAAAACCTCCTTGTTAAACCGCTTCTATCACTGACACCACTTTCCCGTGGATCTTGGTCGCATCGGTATTGATTGGGTATTTTTCATCACCATCAAAAAAGTAAATGTTGCCATCAGGCATTTGGCGTAAGTCACCGATTTGGTAACTATCGTTAACCCTGAATAAATACAGCCCTTTGGTAACAACCGTCTCACGCATGTTGATAAACAACTTGCGGCCACCGTGTTTTAGCAAGAAATCGGCAGTATTTGGCTGAATAGAGTTCAAAAAGAAAAATCCGCTATCAACCCTAAACTTTTCAAGTGTTCTCAGCCCGCCGTTCTCGATCTCACAAACGGTCAGCAGGGGGATTTTGTAGGCCTCGTCTGGCTCGACCAATGGCACGTACTTCGGCACTGACTCACCAACGATAAAACCATCATCAATTTCAACACCAAAACTCCTACCAGTGCCAAAACACAAATATTCGACAGGGGTATTTATCGCTAGATGCAAACGAATGATTAATTCATGCGGAACAGTGTTTCGTGTCGTCCATGTTGAAAGCGTGGCAGGGGTTACGCCAATAAGTTCAGCTAATTCAAGGCGATTGCTCACTTTAAATAGGTGAATAAGTCGTTCAATTAACACCTTTCCGCCATCACTTTGAATGGGTTTATCTAGTGGATAGCGAAATTTATTGTTTTTTAGCTTGTAGTAGTCTGACATTTTGGGTAATAATCTCACTCGAAATGATTTTAACACTGTGTAACGCCAATTACACATAAGCATAGATAAAACGAGACTACCACAATGAGCCTGATAACCATATCTGTAGATGCCCCATTTTTATCTTATGCGGAATACGCCCGCAGAACTCACACCACCGTTGATAACGTTCGCTATTTAGTTCGCATTGGCAAACTGCCTATTCGACCAAAAGACACCCCAAAAGGGCACCCGCAAATCAACATGGTCGCCTTGCTGGCAGAAGCCGCCGCGCTTTATGAAGAGCAGCAGTCACCCTCTGCCAGCTAAGTCAGCTTAGACATTTAAGAATAAGCAGCATAAGCAAAACGGAGATTTGCGGCCATGTATAGCACCAGCCCATGCACACAAAGCCAAGCCAAAGCAGCGCACCAGCCGCATATCGCGGGTGCGCTGAGGCAGTTTGCCGACGGCGAGCAATTGAGCGAAATCGCCAAAGCGGCGCACTTCAATAAGCCGCAAATGCTGCGCAATAAATTGCTACTGAGCCAACCACATCAGCTCAGCATCCACGAAGCCGTGGACATCGCTAAAGCCAGCGGCAATCGCTGCATTATCGACGGCATGTTGCTCGAACTGGGCTGCGCGCCCTCAATGGTGATTGACGATTTAAACCAGTGCGAACGCATGTCACTGACCGACCGCGCGCTAGAAATCAGCGCCAACGCGGGATGGCTGGGCAACATGGCATTAGATGTTAAAGCGCGTCGCGGTGGCATCACCGAACGCATGCGCCATGAAGCAGTAAAACGCGCAAATGTAGCCATGTCGCAACTCGCGTTATTTGTGCATGACGTTGAACAGAAATTCCAAGCGATACCAGTGTTGTCCGTCGCTTTTGATGCAGTGCAAACCATGCCCATGCCGGGCGTAATGTAAGGATTAATGATGAAGCAACTAGCCACTAAGCCAGCGCCAACCGCATTACCACTGCACGCAACCAACGCCGCCAACGAGCACCACGGTGAAGTGTGGAAAGATGCGATTGCATCAGTCCGTATCATGCTAGGAAAAAGCAGCGCCGCCAGTCAGTACGACAAACTCAGTCAGCAACAGCGCGCGATGATCTTATTCGCCGCCCGTTTACGCCCCGCTAACTACATCAATATGCCATTGCTTAGCATGAAGTTAGAAGAGCGCGAAGCCATTCGCGTGGCGATTATCGCGTTGTTAGATTTAGCCAAAGCCTTTGGCCGAGTGACTTTATCGCGTGACCAGTTTTTCCCGTCGCGCGCACTTAAACCCGTCGCCAGTAGTCAAGCCGCGCCAATGGAACGTGAGGTCAATAGCGATGTGGATAGCACACTTGCAGAAATTAACAGACTCGCAGCCTCACTCAGCGCTGACATTAACGAGATTGAAAAACACTAGAAAGCAAAAAGCCACAACCGTTACAGCGGTTATGGCCCAATCATTCAATGAGGACACACCAAATGATGAAACCAAGCATAGCAGCACAGGTCACCCCAGCGCAAGCCATCACTAACGAGGCAAACCGCGTTATCGCCAGCCTAAAACTACCCACGCCAGCAGACAGCGAAATGGTTCAGGTCGCGCTTGAATCACTCAAAGAAGTCGCCGACATCATCGCGCCAGCCGTCGGCAAAACCATTGGCATTCGCTTAATCGCCATCCGCAATAAAATCGCAGTTCAACAAATACAGGCGGCCTGATCATGAGCACACAAACCACAGCGGCCAACGGGCCGCAATTTGACTTAAACAATCCGCAGCATTTAGCCATGCGCAAACTCATGGCCGATGTGTATTCACGCCACGCCAACGCGCTAGAACGTGGACTAGAACAAGCCGCAGCCAAATATCGCGGCATGGGTGAAGGCCTAGAACGTGTTGCGATTTATGTTTTGGCTGATCCGCTGCTTGGATGGTTATGCGGTTCATTAAATATCGCCATGAACGATGTGGCGGAACTCTACAGAGTGAGGGCAGCAGCATGAGCCAACACAGCCAAATCTTAGTCGAGTTCGGCTACAAGACACGCAATCCACGCACTTATCAAGACGCAGGCCTTCGCAGCGACGGCCACCCGTTCGCCACTCGTGTCAACGTCAGCGCGCAAAAGCGTGCCCAGCGTGAAATCAATCGCCGCATCGAAGACATTGCCATCGACAAAGAGATGGGTATCAGTTTGGAAGAATTAAGGGGCACGCTATGAGCAATAAATCTGTTGATAAGCAAATTCAGGAAACAGTTAAACAAGAATTAGAAGGGGTCACGGTAAGGTTAGCCACCATTACGTGTAGCTGTGGCAAAAGCCGCGCTTTGTTGCTCATGTATAAGTGCCTGTACTGTAAAGAGTGGTTTTGTCATGCATGTGCAGAAGAGCACTTTGGGAAAACAGTAGAGCAGTATCGCAAAGAAAATCCTTCAGTTTCAGTTGAAGCGGGTGGCCTATGAGCAGCACACACGGCAACGTCCGCGAAAACGAACTCTACCCAACGCCTGATAACGTCGTCGATGCCTTAGTCGCGAAATTGGTATTACGTCCAACTGACCGATTTTTAGAGCCCTGCATAGGCACTGGCGCGATATACGACAAAATCAATTTACCAGATGAGCAAAAAAGCTGGGCTGAACTTGATCGCGGGGTTGATTACTTAACCGCGCAATTCGGTCAGCAAGACGTGATCATCACTAACCCGCCTTTCTCGATCACCACTGACTTTTTGCTTAAGTCACTTAGCGAACTGGCACCAGACGGCACATTAGTCTATCTGCAACGGGTGAATTTTTTTGGCAGTAAGTTACGGGTGCCATTTTGGGCACAAGTCGGCTTTCCTAACAAAACGCCGATCATCGTACCGCGCCCGCGCTTTGTCGGTGGCGGCAGTGATTCGTGTGAATACTCATGGTTTATTTGGGACCGTGGTAACCGCTTTCCCACTATGCCGAACGGTCTAAGCCATATCATCAGTGAAGAACTGCCAAAAGCTAAAAAGCTAAAAGCCAAGGCAGCCTAATGAAAGTTGTCAATCTTCCATTTAAAACCCGTCTATCAAATCTGCCTGAACCTGCTGCAGATAAAGTGATAGACGCATTCATCAGCGCAGCGGCGCGAAAGCCTGCTGCTCTGGTGGATTTATGGGACGATGGCATTTATGGAATAGCTACAGCTGGCGATAAAATTGATACAACGCGTTTATATCAACCCATATTCGACCAGCAAGCAGAGCGATTTACAGCGGCAAAGTGGCTAGAAACCATAGCGCCGCTATCGTTCCATGTGCGCAATAAAGTGCAAAAAAACTATCAGCAACGTGTTAACAGCGGTGGCCTCGTTGCGGGTTCGGCGTATTTACGCGAAACCATTCAGAAGTTGTCAGTGGTTTGGCATAAGTATCCATTTCATAAAATATCGGGCATGAAGTTTGTTAAGCAACCAGAGCCAGTTGATCAAGATGATAGTGATCAGGATGAGATTGAAAACAGAGCATTAGCTAAAGCGTCACCCTTTAGCGCCTTTAGAATATTACGCCATCGAAAATCAACAGAACTCACCCAAGCGGCAACACATATAGCTGATACCTGTATGCAACAGGTTAAAGCTATAGCCATCAAAAAAACGGGTAACGCAGGATATTTTGAGGCCTACGACGCAGCCGCCACAATTTGCCAAACGTGGGGGATCATCCCGCCGTATTGGGCAGCAGTAAAACGTGATCACATTGATGCCGCAGCAGAATGCGCCATCTTGCGCATGACCTGCGCCAAATGGTGGGGTAAAAAATTATTAAAGCTGCGTGATCAGTGCTGCGAACACCTCTGCATTGCAGTTGGTCTAGTCACCAAACAAACCCCCTTTATCAGTGATGAGTGCTTTAGCGAGTGGCGTACTCAACAAAGAACGGCCCAGCAATGGCTTGAAAGCACCATGATTGAAAATGAGGATGGTGTGATCCTGCCATTAATTGAAGCGGCGATGGCTGGCAGTGCCAATCCTGCCAACCGCGTTACCGAACTCATTGTCCGCAATCGAGGTTTAGAAGAAATAGCCGAAGCGTCAGGCATGATAGCCCTTGCTGTAACGCTAACTTGCCCAAGTAAATTCCATTCAAATTCATATAAATGGGATATAGAAAACGCAAAGAAAGCCCAAGATTACCTTGTCAAAACATTTGCAAAAATGCGATCTGCACTGGGTTACAGAAACATTCCATTTTTAGGGTTCCGCGTCGCAGAACCACACAAAGATTCAACCCCACATTGGCACATGGCATGGGTGATTAAGCCAGAGCATGAAGCAGCGGTTAAAGACATCATTACTAAGTACGCCTATCAAGTAGATGGTGACGAGGCAGGTGCAGCAGAGCACAGATTAAAAATAGAACCCATCAGAAAAGATGCTAACGGCAAAGGCGGCATTGCGGGGTACTTCATCAAGTATCTGCTCAAAGGGATACCGGGCGATCATATGCACGGCCAAGGCGAGCTTGAACTTGAGTCAGGCCAAACTATCGAGGCGGCCTCTGCCCGTGTAGCGGCGTGGGCGAGTCGATATGGCATTCGCCAATACCAGTTTTATGGCACTGAATCCGTTCAAATATGGCGCGAGTTACGCAGGCTAAAAGCAGGGCCACAATCACCAGAGATTGAAGCGGTAAGAGCAGCGGCATGCAGCTCTGATTGGAAAGGTTATGAAGACGCCATGAAGCAAGCCCAGCTCACCTTGAACTATGAGATCACCCCTGAAGGCAATCAATACGGTGAAATGGTTAAGCGAGTCCAAGGGCTTAACGGTATCGCCTTTGGTAAAAAGCGCCTAATCATCACCCGTGGCGAACGCTGGAAACTTCGCAAAGCAAGTGACGATGAGCAAGAAGCATACAACAAACTAAAACAGCGCCGTAAAGCGCTATTCGCCGTTGAAAAGGCGAAAAACGCCGCCGACAGACTATCAAGAAAAGAGCTTAAAGAAGCCATGCCGAAGTGGAGCACTTCGCTGTTGCCGTTGTCTTTTGGCTCTCCTTGGACTTGTAGGAATAACTGTACAGACCCTGTTTTAGATGAAGTTGACGCCAGAATTATCAGTCACCTTACGCGGGTAGGCATTACGGATCCTGCCAACATTGAGCGTTTACTGTTCGATGGTTGTCGCGTGATGGACGCCGATGGCGGCGAATGGTGGGTTGATAACGGCCAACTGAGAAACGAGCCGTATCGTTACCAGCAAATTGAAGATCTTCCCCTTGATGAACTGCTTTCAAGCATGCAGTCGTGGCCAAAGGTGGAACTGGATGAAGTTTATTTTACTGCGCCAATCAGTAGCCAATAGAACAGGGGTAAAGGGAAATGTTTAGAGGAACAAACCAATTTGAATTAGATATTGAAGCGCACGAACTCATTGTTGATAACTTTGCGGGTGGCGGCGGCGCATCAACAGGAATCGAAATGGCAATAGGTCGTCCAGTGGATATCGCCATCAACCATGATCCTGACGCCATTGCCATGCACAAAACTAATCACCCGCTAACAAAGCATTATTGTGAATCAGTATGGGATATCGATCCGATTAAAGTGTGTGCAGGTCGGCCAGTGGGTTTGGCATGGTTTAGCCCTGACTGTAAGCACTTTTCAAAAGCCGCAGGCGGCAAGCCATTAGAAAAGAAAATCCGTGGCCTTGCATGGGTAGCCATGCGCTGGGCGGCATTGGTTAAGCCGCGCATCATCATGCTAGAAAACGTCGAAGAGTTTGTCACATGGGGGCCAGTAAACGCAGACGGTAAGGCATGCCAAAAAAGTAAAGGGAAAACCTTTAACAGCTTTGTGCGCCAACTGCGCCAGCATGGCTATAAAGTCGAGTGGCGCGAACTGATCGCCAGTGATCATGGTTGCCCAACAATCCGTAAACGTTTCTTTTTAGTCGCGCGTAACGATGGCAAAGCCATTAGCTTTCCAATGCCGACACATGGCAATCCAAAAAAGCAGCCGGCTAACGGAAAAACCCTTAAGCCATGGAAAACAGCCGCCGACATTATCGACTGGTCAATACCCTGCAAATCGATATTTAACCGCGATAAGCCAATTGTAGAAAAGTCACTAAACAGAATTTATAAAGGGATATCACGGTTTGTAATTGATACAGAAACGCCTTTTATAGCGCCAAAAGAAGCAAAAATTATCCCGAAAAGTCCATATGATTTAAGTAACGCAGAAACGTTAGTCACAAGCTTTATGGTTAAATACCGTGGCACAAATATTGGGTTCCCTATGACAGAGCCTATGCACACGATTACCGCAGGAGGGAATCATCTTGCAGAAGTCAGAGTATTTTTAATTAAGTATTTTGGCACAGGTATTGGACAAGATATGGATCAGCCATTACATACAATCACAACCAAAGATAGGTTTGGTCTGGTTATGGTTCATGGTAATGCTTATCAAATTTTTGACATAGGTCTGCGAATATTAGAGCCGCACGAACTCTTTGCCGCGCAATCATTCCCAAGCGATTACATCATCGAAGTCGATCACACTGGCAAGAAATACAGCAAAGCAAAACAAGTCGCACGCTGTGGTAACTCAGTCCCTCCATTACTTGCAGCCGCACTGGTCAGCGCCAATTATCAAACCACAATCAACATAGAGCAGGTGGCATGATGCAACTGACTAAAGATGATCTCACTCAAGCAGACCACGACACGATATTAGCCTATTTCGCCGCAACACAAAGGGCAGCAGGTTACAACGGCACATGCCTGATTTGTGTATCAAGGCTGGCAGAACTTCACCTTGATAACAGCATCGCGTTTGCTGATCTGGCTATCGACACCATGAGGGCAAGCGCATGAAAACACTGATACAAGGCTGCGAAAGCGCGCAGCAGTTCGACATCTTGCTAATGCTAACCAGTATCAGCAGCCAAGCCAAAAAGGATGCGCTACGGGCGCACCTTGTCGACGGTTTACCCGCAAAGCGCGCCTATGCCCGTTATGGGGTAACACAGCAGCACTTTAGCGAAGCACTCGCTACGCTAAACCAAAAGGCGGATCTTGCCATGCAGTACGCCGCCTTACAAAAAACCAAAGCGGAAAACAACTTTTCAGCGTTACAAGTAAAAATAACAAACGGATATCAACCAATTGGAACTAAACAAATCAACGCTATTCCGCCATGTGATGATTAAAAATAATAGAAATTAAACACTAGATAAGTAGTGTAAAAAGCGAGGATTTATGAAATTAACTAAAGATGATATTGGAACGGAAGTGATTTTGCTTAGTTGGCATAGAGGATTGCCAGGATTAAAAAAATCGACCGGAGTAATAAAAAGCATAGGAAGGGTTAATCTAATCATTGGAGGTAATACACTAAGAATATGTGAAGTAAATGAATTTTCGATAAAAGCATCAGCAAGACATGAAAGTGATCAATGGGTTAAAATATTTAGAAACGATGAAGACATTAAAAGTGATGAAAGGATATCTGAGTTAAAAGCATGGTTTGATAAACACTCTGATAAAATAAACGCTAAAAATTTAAGCGTAGAAAAATTAGAAAGAATAAGATTAATCATTAATGAAAAGTAATAATAAACAAAAAGCCCTCATTCGAGGGCTTTGTTTTACCAGCAGTAAACCTCACTTTTGCAATAGCGCCTTAATCGCCTGCAAGTGTTGCTCAATCTCCTGCACATTGGCCTCAGTCAGTGCCGAACGCGAGCCACTCAACTGCAACAGCTCGGCCGCATCAGCCCCCAGCGCATCAGATATCGCCAAAAAAAGACTTAGCTTAATATCAAACCCGTTTTCAACTTTAGACAAAGTTCGAGTGCTAATGCCTACATTTTCAGATAATTGTGTTTGCGTCATACCGCGCATTTTCCTTTGATCAACAATCCGTTGCCCAATCATTTTTAGGCTTATTGTCATTGAGTAGACTTATTGTTCTAGATCACATTTATAAAAAACCAGCACAAAGCTGCTGCAAAACATAGCTCAACTAGCAACAAATTGCCTAAGCATCGCCGCTAAAGTCGATATTATACCGTACGTAACAAAAGGGATTTAGGTTCGCTAATCGTCAGCGATAAGTTAAAAAAAAGTTAAAATAACAAGGAGTACGCGCAAAATGTGCGATTTGATTAGAGTCAAACAAATGGAATTGGTCATTAGATCAGTAGAATGCAACAGCACAGCAATAGATAAGGAAATCGCGATATCGTTACTCGCCGAACTCGTCAACAACTGCCTACAAGAGCACGGAATCCACCCAAGCGAAACTCCGCAAGCAGCCTAAAAAGCCAGTTCTCGTTGTAATTCGCGGCGCTGATCGGGAGACAGCGCCTTTACCAGCGCAGTGACTAACTCAGTGGTATTTTTTGCAGACGGGTTTAACGTATGGCTAAACGACACATTAGTCACAAATGTGTGACCACATTCGGGGTCAGTGCACGAACAGTACAAATTAGCGTGGGCAGCGCTTAGGCGGTCAGTTTTACCGATAATGGCTTTCTTGTGGCAAGTGGGGCATAGAATCCGCATACCGATCTCCCAATCGTCTGCTTAATGAACAGTGCATAGTGTAAGCCAACATACTGTTTTTTTAAACAGTAAAGCCAAATTAGCAATCACAGATAAAAATAATAAAATAAAATAAAGCAAAACACTTTACACGGAAAGCGTATAGCGTTACACTATATCCAACAAGTGAGGGAAAGTTTTTAACTCTTAATAAATCGAGGTTGGTATGAATATCAGAACATTTAGTGAAACAGAATCTTTGGTAATCGCTGAGTTAAATCGCTTAGGTGTAACCGTTACTCAAGACAATGATTCATCAGAGTATTATGTTTTGGAATGTAGAAAAGATGGCAGTTACGCAGAGTTATTCCATAACGACATTGATGCTCTTTATTGCAGTGATGAACAAAACATCAAACAATATTGCACGATATTTGAAAAAGAACTCACTACCAAAAAGCCTTCTGTTAAGTTAGTTAATTTAGAAAGTATCGGTTCAGATATCGAATCAGAATTTTAGGAGAACAGCATGAATGATTTAAACATTTTAACCTCACAAATTAGCTCTCAAATCATCAATATGTACACATTCGATATATCGTATATCGACGCTAAAAACGAAGCCTTCAGGCTGATCCATGCTGAAGATGGATATTATGTATGGCCGTTGTTTTGTCAACCGCAGCGCACCAGCAAATTCAAGTTTGACCAGATTTGCAAAATGGCACCGGGATTTTCTGCTGATACAGATCAGCGTGAATTTAGCATCAAGGGATGGTTCACATATGACGATTTCATGGATAACTACTACAACATGAAAGCGTCGATGGGGCTCAATAGTTACATCAATAAGTTTTACGGCCATGAAGTTGGCGCACAACGCCGATTTGCTGAAAAACAAGGAGTACAGCCACCACAAGTAACACAGTGGCTAGATAAAGATTTTATCGTCGTTGGCACTAAACTATATTCATTCAGACGCGATTTAGTTGCACCAAGAGACTAAAACAAAAGCCCTCAATTGAGGGCTTTTGCACAATACAAATCAGCAAATGAGCACTAAACCGCTGCGCTTTGGCTGGCTGTGGTCATATCAAACACCAATTTCAACTTACTGCCGATCTC